ACCAGCGTTTGTCAACCTTCAGCCCAATCGCTTCAGCCTGTTGCAGCATTTCCTCGCGTGTCGCTGGGCTTTCATCCACCGAAGTTTCAGGGACTTCAACAGGCATCACCACTTCAGGCACTTCAACGACCCGCCTACCCATTGGCGATGGGCGCACTTGCTTGGTAGCTTTACGCTCTGCTAGCTGTGCCTTTTTCAGTTTGCGCTTTTGCAGCCGCAACTCTTTCCACGGGGCAAGAGCCTTGGTCTTAATAATTGCGGCTGACTTAATCATTTCATCTTTTTCATTGGTGCTTTGCTTGGCTTGCCAGCAGCTTTTGCCGACTTGCTTGCCATGCCTAGAGCCATTGCAACGGCTTGCTTTTGAGGCTTGCCTGATTTCATTTCCATAGCGATATTCTTGGAAACGGTCTTGTCTGAGTAACCTTTTTTCATTGGCATGATGCGCTCCATGTAAAACAGGCCAACATCTCTGCTGGCCTGTCTTGGTTTAACCACCGATACGATAAACAATAAAGGTATCAGCCGCAGTCTTACGGCAACGGAATCGTGCCGAAGCACCAGACGTAGCCGCAGTTGTGGCAGCACCAACAATAGTCACCCCTGTGTTGACCGTGATGGTCAAAACAAAAGCAGCTAAAGTAATGACGCTAAAGTCAAACGAATCACCGATTGCCCATTCAGTTGCCAGATCAAGGTTTGCACCTGTTGGCAGTTGAATGCTACGTGCTTCGGTTGGAGTTGCAGTAACGATGCCAGTCAGTACATTGGCTGCTGTGGCAATCATTGAAGCGCCATCTGCTATGTTGGCTGGCGCACCCTGAGGTTGCCAGTTGCCATTGTTGCTGATGTCAGGAGCAACGCCCACGGAGTAGTACGCACCAGATGCACCAGCAGCAATAGTCACGCTGGTGGCATTGGTGAATGCTGCCGACACATAGGTGGTGTTTTCGACTACTTGCAACAAGTCCTGTGATTCTGGAAAATTGGGATAACCAACTTCTTGAAACACACTTGCTGGTGAGTAGGCTTGAACGGCGATTTTCTCGCCTGCTGGCACGGTAACGGTAGCTGTGCCTTGTGCAAAAATTACGTTGTAACTCATGATGACTCCTTAAGGTGTTTGGTTGAACAACAGGATGCCGGACATCTCTGGCTGCTTATTGACAACGCCAAACAAGGTATCGAGACGATACTTAGTTTTCATAGTGTTGACATCATATTGCTTCTGCATGACCAGCTCGATGCCCTGATCTGTAGAGGCACGCATCACTGCGACACCAGCATCAGACGGGACAGCGTAACGACCAGGCAGAATCTCCAGCGCATCTTTCTGCCAGAAGCAGTTGATAGGTGCAGCATCAGTGTTCAGGCGGTTGATGGTGCGACCAGAAGCGGCAGTCACGATACAGTTTTGATACTGCAACTCAGCATCAGTTCCACCTTGTGCGGAAATGATTGGAGGTGTGATAACGCAAGTGGTTGCATTGGTCACGCTCACAACACGGAAAGTCTTGGAGAATCCAGTACCTTGCTTGGTGATGTGATGCACAGCCTCAACGCCTTCGATCTCGATGGCAGTACCTGCTGGCAAGTCGGTGGTGCTGGACACGGTAATCGTTTGGAAACGATTGTCCACGTTGGCAGTTTCACCAGTGACAGCAGTCGAGGTTGCAACAGGAACGTAGTAGTTCAAAGCTGCAGCCAAAGTGCTCATCGTTGGGTCAGAGCCAGTTGCCGCAGCAATACGGTTTGCGTAGTCTAGTTTGTAGGTCTCAAAGCCTGCGACCATACCAACATAAGAACGCTCAAACGCATTGTTTGACTTGTTGCCAGCAAAGCTACGCGACACAGAAGCGCCACCGCCGCCACCAGCAATATTGCCAGCGATGCCGTTGTAGTCGCGTGAGGACAGTGCCAAGTAACGATCAAAGGCTTGTACGCCCTGCTCGTTCATGATGCTGTCGCACAGTGCCACATCGTCATAATCACCAGCAGCAGTGCTGACAGTGACCACCAGCGAACCGAGGTTAGCGGCAGCGTTCATGATGGCGATGTTGATGTCGGAAGCCAACTTCTGCTTTGCAGCATCACCGAGGCGACCTTCTTGCAGGGCATCACGTAACTCCAGTGCGTCCAGAATGAACGGCACAGACTTTTGAAAGCCAAGTGTTGCTGGGACTGAAAGCTGGGTGTATGCGCCAAAGTTACCTGTCTGGTCCATGCCATCGTACGACTGTGCGATGTAAGGCTGTGGACGATAAATAACGTTGTTTGTGCGCTCCATCATCGAACCATCTGTGTTGTAGATGGAAACGTTGCGGGACAAAACTAGAGCATCGTTAAAGCCTTCGAGGATGTCCTCAAACGCAACGCGCTCTTCCTTACTGAATGAATTGCTCATAATAAGCTCCTAATAAATTATTTGGATGCTGTTCGCTTTTGCGCCTTGTACGCGATGACTTTCGTCATGTTTCCCGTACGAGCCGCATCTTCTCGCAGCCGTTCAAGTGTTGAGTCCACCGCACCGGCAGATCGTCCAGTTCCTGTAACGATTCGCTCTGGTGCGGGTGCTTGCCTACGGTTTGTAACTTTCAAGTCTTTCTCCAGTTTTGCTACCGCAAAGGCAAACTTTACGGGGTCTTTGATTTCAGCCAACTCTTTAGCCTTTGCAGGATTTTTACCGAGTGCGTAAACAACGAGTGCAGGGTTATCTGCACCTTGCAGCAAAACGCCTTGCTGGGTGATAGAAAAAACTTGTTGAGCCAATTCTTCAGCATCATCAAAATCCTTTACTCTTAGCTCGGCTTTCGCCTTGCCATAACCATCCAACTTAGCTTGCCATGCTTTCTGCTGGTTCATAACTTCAGCTTCTTGCTTGGCGTTGACTTCATCGGCTTGACGTTTTCGGTCAAACCAGTCTGTCAGTGCAGCTTCGTACTTGTCAGCGTCATAGTCGTGATCTTCTAGCTTTGGCTTGTTGCCTATCACCACTGGCTTGGTCTCAGGTGGTGCAGCTTGCAGCCTGCCTTGCAGTTCACGGTTCTGCCGTTGCAGTTCTCGATTCGTCTTACGCAACTCTTTAACCCATTCAGGCGCGGGAGTATGTTCTTCGGGAGGTGGCGCTTCCTCACCAATGCTGACAACAACCTCTTCGGTATCTTCGGGTTCAACCTCTTCAACGATTTCGCTGACTTCGGTTTCTTCTTCAATTACCTCGATTTCGTCGTCCTCAATTACTGCCTTTTTGTTCATCGCTGACCCCATCAAACTCACCCACTTTAAACGGCTGGGTGGTTGCCGTTATTTTGATTGTCGTACTTTTTAAGTTACCTGACAACTGGCTGAACAATCTGCCCTTGCAGAATTTGCTGGACAGCCTCGGTGTTCGTTAATGCCATATTTTGGGCAGTCTCTTCAACTTTGCCCAAAGTTTCAAGAGTTTGAGCACGTTTGAGTTCTGCGCTTGCCACAGTTTCCACAGTGTCGGCTCGGGCTTTTGCAGCCTTAGCGGTTTCATTCTCAGCCGCCGCTTGCAAGTACATTGAATTCGGGTCTTGCGGCTTACCTTGCATCTCTGCCATAAGTTGTTCGGCTTCGTTATCCGTAGGCTTGACCACGCCCATCCGCAGTAGCTTCTTACGGAAGTAAGCATTGGCATCCCCAACGCCTTCGCCTTCCATGTTCATCATTGCCATTGCGGTCAGTACTTGCTGGGTCTCAGGGTCTTGAGTGATCTGAAGCATGCCAGTCAAAGCCCGAACCGTGGCGGCACGCTTGCTGCTGGACGATGGCCCGACCTCTGCAACAACGTCAAAAGTGGCATCGCTCAAGTCGTTTGCCATCATCATGCCGCCAGTCTCTGGGTCAATCATTGGTTGCATCAGCTCAACCATGCCAGCCTCACCCGTAGGCGCGATGGTCTTCATCTTGCGCTTGTCCTCGGTATAGATTTCCTTCGCCATGCCCAGCCATATCTCACCACAGCGTTTCATGCCCTTGGCAAAGTTGCTC